TCTCGATAGAGATAACAGGCAGTATTAAAGCTCCGTGCTCATCTCTAGTTTCTTTGCTCTCCCGAAATTTAGCGCGCTCCGGGGAAGCCCACACAATAGGAGTTCTCTTCCACCCCTTATTTGTTGAACAAAATATATTTAGTTCTTCATTAAGCCAATTATACATGGCGTAATCTATAGTTTCCAAAGTTGATGGCATAAACACCTCTTCATCAATTATTGAAGGGTCTTCTACACCGGTATATGAATAGTCTTTTTTATGAGGCATCGAATAATCCCTCTCTAGATCTTATTGCTTTTGCTGAAATTTCGAACTTATGATCTATTTGTCCAAATAATTGTTTTGTCTCATCTAAAGAAACTATTTCGTAGTGATATTTCCCATATAACACGAAGTCCCCCTCGATGACAAATAAGTCTTGGTCCTCAGTTAATCTCCTGCGATGGAAATGAATATTAATTTCGTTTACTTTGTCTAGACCGTAATGATCTGTGGAGGTTTTAAGACCGTCCCACTCTATTAGAGCGTGAACTCTTATTGGTGGCAAGAAATTCTTTTTTATAGCCTCACCGTATAGAGGATGAAAATTTGTAGTCTTTGTGTCTATTGGATAGTAGACAATCTGCTGTCCAATAACTCTTTCTATTAACTCATCATTAACTTGTTTAACAAGATCTCTTTCTTTCTCGCCTAAAAATAAAGGAGGCGGGGGAGAGGAGGGTCTAGACCATTTGTCCTTCTCTTCTGCCATAATTTATCCTACGTAAACGCCGTTAGGGACGCTAGTAAGGGTTTTGTTTGAAGCGTCGATTATTTCAGCTTCTGTTTGAGCTAGTTTACTGTATGTTATTTCATCTAACACTGTCTTCAATTCTTCGCGGAGTTTTTCCTGCTCATCCTTTGCTTGAGAAAGCAAGTCTGAGGCATTTAGCGTGACCGAATCACCAGGGATTGGAATCGTAGCAAACTTACCCCTAATCTGACCTAACATTTCTTTGGAAATTGATAAAGCAAATCTCCGGATCCACTGTTTACCAATACTATTAATGTTTTCAAAAGGAATGTTAGCGAATGGAGCAGTATTTAAATTATTAATACCCTTAGTTCTGGAACTTCTATCACTATCAGTTTCATCCCAAGGTTCGTCGGGGATCGTAAACTTAACCCATAAAGATTCTGGAGAACCCGAGTTTGGTTCTGGAAATATTCTTAATTTATTGTTTTTAATCTCGAAGGAATAATGAGAATTTCTAGTATATATGGCATCTTCATAAGCCATAGCTTGTAATTTATTTTGCCATGGTGGGATGACTTCAAAAGTAGAGTCATCTGCATACATACCATATGTTGACATATTACCAACTGTATTGAGGCCGCCGAAGTACCCATAGAATCTCCACATAGCATGTGGGGTCTTGTAATACACCTTATTTATTATAATTCTTTTTCCGTTAATAAGGCTACTAAAAGATGGTTTGGCGGCGATCTCTTTCTGAAGATCGTAATCTTGTTGTTGGTCGTTAATCGTTATGGACGCAGAGTATTCTGATTCTATACCATTTAATCCAGCTTCTTGTGAGGATCTGAATGAAACTCTTCTAGCGGATGAATAATCAAACTTTGGGTATTTTAAACCTACATGTTCGCCCGACAAACTTGATGATAGATCTCCAGATTTTAGGGCGCCTTCATGATCAAAGGTACCAGTTGTGTGTCCTAAAATGCTGGGGAGGGAATTTTTACCTTGATGAATATTAACAATATAAGAATATTCCAATACGGCTGTTTCATATGCAGTATATACATTCTCCTCTGTTAGCTCAACGTCGAGGACATCGCCCCCGAGCATTCTATATGTTAAGGAAACCTGATCTATTGCTCCGGAAACAAAATTGGCATCGTAGAATCCATTATCCGGATCTGCATAAAGTCCAAGAGGATAACTTGTTATAGTTTGAGCCTTTGAAAGTGTACCAGTAACCGGTAACACTATTGTGCTCATTCCGCTTGATGGTGATAAAACAGGTACAGCCATTATTCACTTTATCCTCCTAAAACATAATTAGTTTCCAGAAACAGAAAACCCCACTCTATTTCTAGAGCGGGGCTTCTGCTAACTACGGTTATTTAGTTATTACCCAAGAAGGTCTTGAACGAGCACTAGACCATACATGTCAGGTCGGACCATCTTTTTCGCATAGCGCGTCATAACGCCCTTGCGTGGTACGAAGTCTTCCGTACCAAAGATAGTGGGAGTGACCTGTAGCGGGACATACGGAGCGTATACGTAGCCACTTTCGAGGAAGCTACCGCCCTTACGACCAACTAGTACAACATTACGCGGGAAGTACGGGTCAACGTACACATCCCACTTCTTGCTAAGACTGCCTACCTTGACGGCACCAACGGTACCAGTGTCTTGGTCGGCTGTAACGCTAGCGCGGAATCCAGCAGTGAACTCAAGGATGTTCGCAATTTCTGGTGATACCACTAGGAAATTTGCGCCTCCACGAAGAGTCTTTCTGTGAATCGTTGCCGATACATCATTAATAGTCTCTGCAAGGGTCTCATACCACTCAGACACGTTACCAGTGAAGTCCGGACCAGCGATTGAGGCACCAACTGCTAGAGCAGTACCAGTGTCGCGGTTGAGGAATCTACCGGGTCGACGTGACCAGTGATATGTACCAGCGGCGGCGCCGCGTACGAGGTCATTGAGAATCTCACGATCAATCTCAAGAGCAATTTGCTCGGAGAGAATGCTCGTTAGCTCCACCTCTGCATCCAGGTTGTGGTATGCATTAAGGTCTTGACCTAACTCGGGAGTCCACTTGGCCTTGAGCTTCTTGGTGATCGCGGTAACAGCGATACTGTCCACCTTAATATCGATCTCCGGAATGCTCTCCTCACCCTCAAGTCCCCATGGTGTAGCACCAATTACGGAACCTAAAGCGTTTGAGGCATCGAAGTTATCTTCCATCGGGAAGGTAACGTTAAGGGCCTTAGACGTTAAGTGAGTTACTAGATCAGTAGTATTGCTGTCGCTACCATTAGAGGCAGTACCCTGGAAAACGAGAACGTAAGAGGTGTCAGCGGCTGTGACTCCAAGGGCGTTCAAGTTGGCCGTGGCGTTACCAGCGGCGCCGCCTACCATATCGGTAAGTCTACGGACTAGACGACACTTATCAGTGTCTAAGCTCGTCGAGCTACCTCCGTTGTCGGCTGCAGCTGCTCCGTCAGCAGAGAGAGCAACTAGGTTATTACGGTTAAGTAAACCTAGGTTCTGAGTGTTAGCACCAGTTACGGTACAAACAACAACAGAAGAACCAGACGCGTCGGCATCCCAACGGCAAAGCTTGCTTAGGCTGGTGTTTACGGTGCTTCCACCAATGGTAGCCGCTGTAACGGAATCTTCAGCATCATCTCCCTCGCCAGAACCAAGTACACCAGAGGCGATTACGGTAAGGGCAAAGTCAGCAGAGCCAGTCGGCGAAGAGTGTCCGTTGTTAAGAGCGTAGAAGCTCTTTTCAGCGTTGGCTCCGCCAAGATTGACACCACCAGTTAGCTCAGCACCTACCACGCCTCCGCCGTAAAGCGAATCGTTGGCGTCCTGACCTAAACGGCCTCCATTGAACTGGAAGTCCATGAAGAAGATAAGACCCGAGGGAAGGCTCATTGGCTGAACCGACACAAGGTCATTTGCAATAAGTCCACCGAATACTCGGCGGACGATTGGGAATGCTACGGACGCGAAGCCCTCAACATCACCAGCGGCCATTGACGAAGCTTCCTTTAGAAGCTGCGCGGCCTGATTTTCAAGAAGTTGGGCCATCCCACTTCTCTTGGAATCGTCATTGATACCCTCAAGAAGACCAGTACGTTCCCACTTTTCAAGTAGGGCGGCACCTTGCTTCTGAACGTTTCGATGTACGATACCTTCAGTTAGTTTGTCTAAAACAGACATAGTGTATTCCTCCATTTAGAATAAAATTTATCAACTTTGTTTTAATTCTCGCAGGTTATTTAATACCAGCTAGAATTTTCCACCGATCAGTACCCTGACCGGCATCTTTTTCCTTTCCAGAATTGCTTCTAGAAAGTAACATCGTCGAAGAAGTTTTATTTACAGCTTCACTCAGTGATTCTGATGGCTGTGCTTTTGGAGTACGGCCCACTGTGCTTTGAAGTGTTTCGAAAATTACTTTCGCCTCTTCAACAGTTTCAGCTTTTGACAGAGCATCGGCAAGTTTAGTTTTTTGCCGCTCATTCAAGGAGGAGCTAGTCAAAGCCTTGTTTGTGTATAGCAATTTAGCATTAATTAAGTTTGTTTCATTCAAAGTATCTGCTAATTTAGATACTGTGTTTTTTAACTTTAAAACTTTTTTGCTCTCGGAAACTAAATTAGCCTCCAAAGATGTTTTGTTTTCTTCAAGGCTAGCCACTGCAGACCTGAGCGCTTCGTTTTCTTCTTTAACGTCGTCGTCTTGCTCCATGGCGAGCGTTTGATCTTCCTGCACTTCTACCGAAGAATCGGGAGTGCCTGCCCAGCCGCTCTTGGTGGG